GGCTGTAAGCGTGAACTTACAACCTTTATTTTTAAATTTATTATTTATTAATCTTTAAAAAAATCATTCATTGCATTTTTTAAACCTTCACTCTTAATATTATTAAGTGCTTTAGTTTTAATTGTTGATTTTTTATAAGATTTATCTTCTAATGTACTATCCTTTTTCTGGGGAGCCAAATTACCTGTTAGTTTAGGTATCCATTCTCTTTCAAATTCTATTTTAGCCGCTAAAAAATCTGCCTGATGAACAATATGTACTAATGAAGTTCGTATTTTAGTTTCTGGTGCCCAAGACATAAGATATGGTTTATTTGACTCATCATATAATCCATCATGTAATTTAATTGTTAACCATTCATTTTTAGTATAATCTATTCCATGTTGATGAAGTAAATATAAACCACGATCTGGAACAGTCATAAATTCAAGTTTAGTATTGAATGTATAATCTTCTCCTAATTTATCTTTACGCCATTGATCAGTTTGTGGGATATAAGATTCATTTTCTTCATCTCCCATTTTACCTAAATCGTGATTCATAGCTGAGAATACCAATTCTTCAATAGTATAATTTTTATTTACTCCGAAATCTTCCCATACTGAGTTAATTTTTAAGGCAGCTTGAATAACACGGTTAACGTGTTCGATATATCCTCCGGGGAAAGCATTGTGATATTCTTTTTTATGTGATGCAGGCATAAGCATTATACGTTCTGCATATTTCTCATAAAAGTTTCTTAAAGCGGTTTTACGTGGTTCTGAAATATATGTCTCAATGTAGGACATAAATTCGATCCAATTTTCTTGGATTTGTTCTGCTGATAATTTCATAACTAATTGGTTTATTAAGATATACGATTTAATTCACTACCTGTAATAGGTTCTGATTCAATATACATTTTAAGTTGTTCTACTTGTTCACGAATTGCTCCAATAACTTCATAACATGCATCACGGTCTCCCTGATTTAATGTAAGTGTCATTCTGTTTAAATTAGACTCAACGCTGTCAAGTTTACGTAATGTTGCTTCTCTGTTTCTCATATATTTTATTTATAGTTTATTCCTTATACCTGTTTTACTTATTTACACGTCATCCGTTTATTTCATATTCTCTTCCTTAAAACCCGTAGTTAAAATATACGTGATAATATTTGGGAAGCCAAACTAATCTAAAAATTTCTTTACCTTATCTTGAATTCCTTTTAATAGTGCGCATTTTTCATACTCTTCAAGCGCTTCAAAAAATGAAATAGCTATTTGTAAATTTTTTATGAACTGTTCATCAGCCTTAAGTTTAAGGCATTCAACATGAAATATTTTATCTAAATTAATATATTTAATATAATCCCATGCTTTTCTAAACATCAACTCTTCTCCAGCTTTTTCCAATTCCTCAATATTGATATCCGGAGATATGTTTTTAAAAGTCTTAACAGTGTATTGTTTAAAAAATAAATGGTTGCTAATTAATTTATTAAAACCACCTATCCAAAAAAGGGGATGCTCAGAAAAATCAACTAACAATAATGATTCATCATTAGCGTTATATTCCTTATCAAATAAGTCAAATATTTTATTCAAGTTCATGTAAGTAAAGAAATTGCCCCATATAAAATAAATATATGAGGCAATCTCTAGTTATTACTTAGTAATAGAATCAACAGCAATAGAATCAACACTTGGTGTATCTACTGTTGTAATACTAGTACAAGTTGGCGCCTCAGTTGAGGTTGATGAACAAGATGCTAATAACATAGCAAATGTAGCTACAAAAGCAGCTAAAATAAATAGGTTTTTCATTTTTGTTTATAATTTTAAATTGGTTAATAATATAATATAAATATTCTAGAAAATCAAACTAAATATAATTTTCACTAATCTTTTTTATAGCAGCTATAGCTTCATTTATAGACACATCAAAGAACTCACGACGTGATGAATTACGTTTATGTTCTAGATAACGATGAATCTCCCTCTCCATTTCTTCTCCACGCCCATGTAATCTAAATATATACTCAAGTTTGAATGGGGTAGGAACACCTGTTGCTTTAGATAATTCTTTCCTACGTTTCTCAGCTAATTTACCTGTATAACCAATTTTTAATAAACCAGGAATAGATATATTAGACATAATATAAATTATTTCTTTACCTTCACCAACATCAGGTACAGATTTTTTAGAACGAGCAGTATAATATGTTATATTATTCCAATCATCATCATTAAAAGATTTTATAGTATAATAACATATAAAGTTGTTATTAAGGTCTTCCTCTACGGAGACATATCCTTCTGCCTCCTCTAAGGAGATTTGTTTAAGCGGCTTAAATCGCTTTTCCATGTTTCATAAAATCACCAACAGAATTGTGAGCGTTTTTTAAAGGTTTTGCTCTAGGTTTAAATTTCATAAAATTTAACCATTCTTTAAGACATTCGAAGTTTTGTTTTGGGCTGTTTTTTGACATAATAAGTTTATTTAATTATTTTAATAATTGATTTACGATTAAGAGCATTATCTGTTTCTATAGCATATGATTCATCATGCATTTTAGCTTTTATTCTTTCTGAAGGATAAAAATCTCTAATATACTGAAATATGATTCCTGCACGTTTGAGTACTATTTCTAAATTACGCTTATTAGAGCCCACGGTATCGGTGTATGATTCAATATATATATCTTTATCTTCAAATTGGGCTTTTGCTATTAAACTATCTATGTTATTTAAATAGGATTCATCTAAATCCCATTTACCTGATTCGTAATAAATTACTATAGATTCAGGACCTTTAATTTCTTTCTGTAAAAATTCTACAGTATCGTGATTAATTATTACAATTGTATCGTATGAATGAACAAAAGAAGATGTGTACGGGTATGGATTACTCCATTCAAGGACCTTTTTCTTACCAAATGTATAAGTAATACCTAATGAAGTTTTAGAATAACCGTCTTTAGCCGTTAAAGAATTTATATAAGCATCTAATCTATCGGTATTAGACTGGTTATAGTTAACATCTAAAACAACAGATAAATGGTTATTAACATTATATTTAACGCCTACCCCTATAGGAATTACTCGGGTAGTACCTTTATGAGGATCTAAATTATCACGAGTAGCATTGTACCAAAGAATACCATAACCTATATATCCATATAGTTGGGTACGTTTCCAATTATCAATAATAAAACCATTAGTTAAATTAAAACATAAACGAGCATCTAATTGATTGATGTGTGATGTGTATTTTAATTTATTATCTTGAGTTTGTAGAGTAGTATTAGTATATGATGCCTGAATACTAGTAAAATGCGATAATTGTTTTCTAATGTTTACATCAAAACCTGGATTAAAGGTATTGATTGGTACTAGATTATTAATATCCATGTTTCCATGTGATGTGGAAAAGGATGGTGTAATACTCCATGTACTGAAGTCTTTTAGTTTAATTGTGTCTTGAGCAAAGAGGTTGCTGGTGATAAATAGTAATAGTAGTAACAGTTTTTTCATAGTTTTATATTTTTGTTATATATTGAATATACAAAATGAAATTACGGTAGCCAAATATATGTATATACTTTGTCGATGGTAAAGAATTTTTAGATAAGGTATGAAGTGGTGGTGTGGTGTGTTATATAAATATATACACATCGGCCCGTAAAGATTGTATACGATCTGTAAATTAATACTGCCCTTTTTTCACATAATACGTACCGTTACATGGATAATAACGCGCGTGGTCCTATACTACAAGTACATATATGCGTACGTACACACCCAAGAATACAGAGGTAGGCCTTACGGCCCCTTCCTCTATCACACACTTTTAATTACGCGTTCACAATTTCCGCGATCACTGTTTTTGCAGCTAGTGCTTGTTGGCGTTTACTATTTACGTTAACTGGTCTACCTTTGCTTAACGTACCTCCATTTGCTACTTTTTCAGCACGTACCGCTAATGTTGCTTGGCGTTTTGATCCTGCAACCGATGGTCGACCACGTTTTAATTCTCCTGCCG